AGTCGCGCCGGGCCCGTTCGTCGATTCCTGGCCGGAGCTTGTCGAGCACTGGCTCCATGGACGCCATGAAGATCCGCTCCAGGGCGGCGGCGCGGCGGCGCAGGAGCTTGACGTACCGTTCTTCGATAGCGACAGGATGAAGCGGGCGACGGGCGCGCATGGCGGCGGCCGTCCTCGGCGGGAGGCGCTTGGTCCACGGTCCGAGCTTGCCCACGGTCAACCCTGCCGGACGCGGACGCCCACGGTTGGCCCGTCGTCGTCGCGCAGTTCGACCACCATCGGCACGAGGCGCTGGCGGAGTCCGGGGGGCACGCCCTCCCACGCCTCGCGGAGCTGCTGGATTGCCGCCTCCAACCTGCGGGCTGCGGTGACGGCGCCGCAGTCCTGGACGGTCAGGCCGAGGTCAGTGACCTTGACCCGGACGCCGTACTCAAGCACCTTGTCGGCCATCACGTCTCCCGCGGTTCGAGGTTCTGCTCCTGCGCCTCGCGGAGGTGGCGCAAGAGGTGGCTCTCCACGCGGTTTCGGAGGGAGGCCGGGGCAAGCGCGGTCCCGGTGAGCGCCCCGGTGATCTCCAGCAGCGCGTCCTTGACGCCCTCGGAGTTGCAGACGAGATCCCCGGCCGTGGTCACGTCGTGGTGGAGGAGGTGGTAGCCCTCCCACGTCTCGGACCTTCCGGAATCGTACCAGCCGAACGCGGCGCGGGCGCGCGTCCAGTCCACGGCGCCATCTGGCCCTGTCGCCCATGCCTTGACCCGCTCCATGGCGGCGTCGTGGTTCCAGTCCACGGCGACGAAGGAGACGGTGTGCGGCGCGGTGACGGTGGCGAGCGCGTTGGAGGTCGCATCGCCCCTGGCCTCCTTGGCGGGCTCGAACAGGATCGGCTCCTCATCGTGCTCCTTGAGCCATACTTTGGCCTCGGCCTCGGTGAACTCGGAGACGGGGAATCGGTACGCCTGCACCACCATGGGGCCGCCCTTCTCAAGCTTGCCGAGGATGAGCCGGACACCGCCCGCGAGATCCTTGGAGCGCATGGAGCCCTCGACGAAGTCGGCCGGGTCGCGCATTCTGGCGGCGTGCTCATTCGGGTAGGGGTCGGTGCGGGTGGCGTCGGAGCGCGGGGCCTCGGCGTCTGGTCCCGTCCGGGGTTCGGCTGGCGAACCCAGGCCTGCGGCAACGCGGCGCTGGGCCTCGGCCGCTATGGCCTGTTCCGCCGCAGCGACTGCCTTCTCGCGGGCAGCGGCTTCGCGCTCGTTCTCGGCGATCTCGGCGTCGGTGAGCGGAGGGAGATCCAAGGTGAAACCGCCGGAACCGAACCGACCGCTGGCCACACGTTCGGGGTCGAGCACGCCCGCTGTGATGTAGGCCACGTCGGTTTCCGCGACCGTCTTGCGGAGGTCTGCGGTCTGCTTGTCGGTTGGTGTGTCGAGGTCCAGGAACTCGATGTCCCATTTCTCGGGGGCATGGCCCTTGAAGGGGCCGTCCTTGGCCGCGAAGACGACGGTATAGAGCTTGACGAGCTGGCGGTAGTAGAAAGCGTTTTGGACCGCGAGGATGACGCTGGCCCACAGGCGGCGGTGGCTCTCGCCGTCGGTGTTGAGCCCTCCTGGGGCGTCCCCGCGCAGGAGTTGCATCGGCATCCCGGAGACGGTGGCGAGCGCCTGCCACGCCTGCTCATCAAGCTCACGGAAGCCGCTGATACTGGAGGCCCGCGTCTCGAAGCTCTCGGATTCGTCGAGCAGGACCATGTTGAGCAGCGACAGCGAACGCGCCATGGCCCTCATGCGGGCCTGGAAGGCGGAGGCTTCCTCGGAGGCGTTCTTCGCCTCCATGCCACGGACCTTGAGGACGTTGACGCGGAAGTCCTGGGCGACGACAGCCCCGGCCTGGTCAACGGAGGTCTTGTTGCGGATCTGGTCCCAGATCGCGTCCAGGATTGGTGCGTCGGGCATGGCCCCGGTCCAGGTCGAGGACGGCGGCAGCTTCGACCCGCCGAAGTAGAGCATCCTGGATGCGTGGATGGTCTGACCCGACTGGAGCGCCTGGACTGTCGTGCGGGCGTAGGGGTAGACGGACCAGAGGCGCGGAGAGCGGAAGCCCTCGGCGGTGACATCCCCCTCGTAGGTCCGAGGGCAGCACTCGTTGGCGTCGAGCACTACGAGGTTGAGCAAGCGGCGGACCTTGGAGGGGTCCAGGGGCTCGGACAGATTCGGCGCGCTGGCTCCCTCGTCCACCACCATGAGCACCGTGCTCCCACCGTAGAGCCGTCCCCAACGGTGGGCGTCGGCGAGCTTGCCCCAGGTATCGAGGCGCCGGTCCTCATCCTGCATGGGCCAGCCCTCCAGCCCCTCCCCGGTCACGTTCCAGCCCCGGCGGGTGCAGTCATCCGGCACGAGGTCGATGACGCGCCGGGCGTAGCCGTTGAAACGGTAGAGGGAAAGCATCTCCTCGTTGGTGAGCGAGATGCGGAGGAGATCCGGCCGAGCGGCCCCGCCCTTGTCGTAGGCACCGCCCATCCCGGTCAGGGCGTTTGAGATGGAATCCCAGCGGGCGACCATGCGCTCCACGACGGAGGTGCGAGCGGTGCGGGGCATGATGTCGGGCCTCCGAGGTGGCAGGCGAAGATGGGTGAAGCCAGGGTAACACCGAGCCGGGTCAGTCGTCCGAACCCAGCGCATCGAGGAAGGACCAGCGGCGCTTGATGTCCGCCTCGGGATCGCGCTTCTGGGCGTCCACCATCACGCGGATCATGGCCTGGGAGAGCGCATCGACGTGGTCCTTGAGCAGGCCGAGCGGGAAGGCGGCGTGCTCCTCCACGATGACGTCCGCCCAGGGAGTGCCGTCCCTGGCGATCCCGAACCGAGGTTCCGGAAGCTCAAGCATCCCGGAGTGCAGACCGAGGAGGGTGTACTGCGCCCGCTCCTCCTTGGAGCCGCCGGGGTAGTCCCGATCCCCGCGAGGGTTGACCGGCACGATGCCTACCGTGGTCCGGCTCTCGGTCTGGACCAGGGCGATCCCGTTGGCGGCATACTCGATGAGCTTCTGGCTTGCGGTCGGCCACTTGCCGCACATCAGCCGGAACGCTTCGCGAAGCTCCGGCAACTCCCACTTGCCGGTGAGCACGTCGAGCAACCTGACCCGCAGGCCGAGCGGCGTCTGGACCAGGGCCAGGGCCATGATGACGCTGTTGGCGGCGGTGCGGCTCTCCTCGTTGGCGCAGTCCACGGTGAGCCAGACGGCGCGGGCGCCCGCTACCTGGTCGCGCGGGTCGCCTTGGTATCTGCCCCACAGGGCCCGTCGGAAGCTGCCGCCTTCAAGCTGCTGCGGCCACTGGTAGTACATGCAGTTCCAGCGGTGGGCGCCGCGGGCCTTCTCGCGGGCGACCTGCGCGGGCCCGAACCGCTCGGGGGTGAGGAGTTGGCCGGGCTCGGTGCGCCAGTCGTCGGGGCAGCGCGCCGGGTGGTCCGGGTCGAACTCCATCGGGAGCACGATGGCGGGCGAGCCCTGGCGGATCATCCTGCCCGCGGGGTCGCCGAAATGCAGCCGCTGCATGATGTTGAGCATCCGGCCGCCGGGGTTGAGCCGCGGGACCAGGGCGTTCTCGATGTCGCTCCAGGTCCGGTCCATGATGCGGACGCTCTGTTCCACGCTCGACCGCATGGCCTCCTTTGGGTCCACGGGGTCATCCAGGATGAGTACGTCGGCTCCGCCGCCGATCACGGATGAGCCCATCGGGACAGAGATCCGGTGTCCGCCGTAGTTGTTGGCGTAGTAGCCGACCTGATCTTGGTCCGGCTGCATGGCGAAGCCGGATAGCCCCACGCGCGCCTGGAGCCGTCGGTAGCGTTCCGACCTCACAACCTGGCGCATGAGTCGGGCATCCCGGCTGGCGAAGATGTCGCTCTTGGTGGCGCAGATGAACTGGCACTCCGGCCTGGTGAGCCACCACCACGCGGGGCCGGCGACAGAGCAGATCGTGGACTTCGAGCACCGCGGAGGGATGTTGACCGAAAGCTCTGGAAGGTCGCCCCGCATCAGGGCCTCCACCCCAGCACAGACGATGTCGATGTGCCTTCCCCAGATGAGCGGCCGGCGAGGCTCAAGCTCCGGCCAGATGTAGCGAATGAAGTACGGGAGGAAGCGACAGGCGGCTTCCTCCATCCCAGATGACCGCGCAGAGTCGGCCTGTTCCGTGGTCGCTGGCGACCTTCGCCCCGGCACGGCTACCCCTCGGCCTTGATGTCCACGATCTGCCGGCGAGGCGCGGCCTGAACACGCGCGGCGGCCTGCTCGGCGAGGTACTGATCCGCCAGCGCCTTGACCTGCTCGTCGGAGAGGTTGCGGACTGGGTCGGGCCGGACGGCGAGGGAGCCCTCAATCACCACCTCGCCACGGCGGGAATACCCGCGGTGCTTGCCCTTGCACTCCAGGAAGAAGAACGCGGCCCGCAGGTCGCCCTTGCTGATGGCCTGCTTGACCTTGGCCTCGGCGAGATCAAGGGTGTCCTCTACTGCATCGGCGATCACGTCCTCAAGCTCCGGGTGGCGGGCGCAGTAGTTGCGGATCGTGGCTGGCGAGCAACCGAGCATCTTAGCCGCCAGGGACTTGATGCCCGACGCCTTCCGCAACGCCTCGGCGACCTGCGCTTTCTTGAACCGAGGGGTCTTCGTTCCTGGCATATCAGCGACCCCCGACCACGGTAGAACGTCGGTTTTCGCGAGGTGCCAGGAGCACTTTTCCTGTGTTTTCGCGAAAACGCCTGTTCTGCGCCACTTTCGCGAAGCTCCACAAGACGTTGAGAGAGAGGGGCCTATACGTCCCCACGTCCCCGATCTTCGACGCCCCTCCGTGGCGCACAGGCTGCGTAGCGAGGTCTTTCCTCGCGCTGAAAATGCGCGGTATCGGTGTTTCGCTGCGGTTTCTCGTGATATACTGTCTACATCGAAGGAGCCCCACATGCCCGACCGTCCTGTCACCGGAACCCGCGAGTGGGCCGCCCACTCGGCGAACGTCATCACTGGCTGCGCCCACGGCTGCCTCTACTGCTACGCCCACTCGCTGGCGCAGCGGTACGGGCGCGTCGGGCCTTGTGGATGGACCGTTGAGGTCCCTGGCGGAAACGACCTCGGCCGGCGTCCGCGAAAGGTACAGGGGACGGTCATGTTCCCGACCACGCACGACCTGACTCCCGAGAACCTCGGCACCACACTCCCAGCCCTTTTCGGGTTGTTGGAGGCTGGGAATCACGTCCTCGTTGTGAGCAAGCCGCACTTTTCCGTGATCGAGCGCATCACGGATGGGCTCGCGAAATACCGCGACCGCGTCCTGTTCCGGTTCACCATCGGAACAGAGCGCGACAAGACGCTGGCCTTCTTCGAGCCCGGGGCACCCCCGTTCGTTGAGCGGCTGGCCTCGCTCCGGCTTGCCCACGCCCGCGGCTGGCGGGTGTCGGTGTCCATGGAGCCGCTGTTGGAGCCCGACGAGGACCGAGTCGTCGCCCTGGTTGGGCTTCTGGCGGAGTCCGGCGCGGAGGAGGTCTGGCTGGGGAAACTCAACCGCGCCCGGCCGACCATGGCGGCGAACGGCTGCTGGAACGACCGCGTCGCGGCCGCCGTCCGCGTGATCGAGCAGAGCCAGTCCGACGAGCGCATCCGCTCCCTCGGTGCGAGGCTCGCAGGCCATCCGGCCGTGCGCTGGAAGGAGAGCTTCAAGGCGGTGCTCGGCGTAGAACTGCGGACCGACGCCGGGGAGGGGGAGGCGTGGGCCGGTCAGCACGTAGCCTCCACGACGTGAAGGAGCATCTGGCGCCCGGAATCCCTCGTTCTCGTCTGGACCGTCCTGATGATCTTCGCCAAAACACGATGTTCTCGGCCCCACTCCGCTAGCTTGCGTGGCACCTGCTCGCGAACCATCTCCGTGGTCACCTGGCCCTCGTAGAAATCCTCGAACAACGTGCGGTCCACGTTGATTGCGTGATGGCTCCACCCGTCGGTGAGGAACAGCAATGTCCTCGGCGCCCTGACCCGCTCCGAGAGCATCCAGGCGCGGAGAAACTTCCACGGGGCCCCGTAGGCATCGATGTCCACGATGGCGAAGGGGATCTCTGCGGCGAGTCCGCCGCGCACCGCCCGGAGGCTGTCGGCCCGGTAGCAGGCCCAGCGCGGGCGCTCCTTCGCCGCCTGGCGGGCCTTGTCGATGTCCAGGTCGATGGTCACGCCCCGCCAGCGGTGCCAGATCGAGCGGTAGAGGTAGCCCTCGCCGGAGAACATCTCCAGGATCTGCGCGTCGGCGGGAAGGTCGCGGCACATCTCCGCGCGCAGGCGCTGCTTGGCGATCCCGCTACCGTTGTCCTTGGGCATCGACGTAGCTCCGGCAGATGGTGAGCAGCGCATCCCCGCGGTTCGCCGCCCCGGATGCGAGCGCCTGTTCAAGCGCGGCTTCCACGGTCGCGGCGTCCTTGCAGTGAATGAGCACGGTGACGATGGGGTCCTTGATGGCGTTCTCCTTTCCTCCAGACCCTCCGAGACCGGACCAGCCTTCGTCCTCGACAAGCTCCGAGAACAGGTCGTCCATGTCGAGATCGAAGCCGATGGACTCGGCGTCTTCCCGGCCGACCTCCTCCAGCAGCTTGGCGAGCGCGTCGGAATCCCACGCGCCCATCTCGGATGAGCGATTCAGAGCCAGGGCCAGCTTGACCAGCTTCGCCCCGCTGACCTGGACCTCGGCGACCAGGACATCTTCGACCCCAAGCGCCCGCAGCTCGGCGAGCCGGCAGTTGCCGCCGATGACGAGGCCGGTTCCAGCCTGGACCACAAGGGGCTCGACCTGCCCGAACTCCTCCAGCGAGGCACGGACCACGGCCCGATTCCTGTCGGGATGCCTGCGTGCGTTCCTCGGGTCCTCCTTGAGCGAGCCGATGGGAACGCGCCGGATCGTCACCGTCTGGGCGGTAGCACTTTTTTCAGGCTCGGCCGCTTTTCTACGCCTCGGCATGGTCAACCTGCGCTGTCGGTGGTGGGGCTCATCGGTGCTCCCGTGGGGTCCGTCATGGTAGGCTTCTGGAGCGTACCACCGTCGTTACTGCGGCGTCAAGCGCGGTTCTATCGGCCCACCCGCATTTCTTCGCATCCTTCCTCTTGCCACCCTCACGCAGACCTGCTACGATGTCCTTGCCTCACCCGAGGTCTTTCCATTCCCCCAGGCGACTCGGGGCCCGGCATGGGCCCGCGAACCCGCGACGCTGTTGTGGTCCACAGCGAAGCACCGGGCCCCGAGCGCGCCACCTTCAAGGACCACCCATGACCGCCGATCCGCGCCCACATGCCCCCGCCGTTTTCCACAGGTCGGGGGTGAAGCCGTGACAGCCCTCCACGAAGCCATCGGAGAGAACTGGAGACCGTGCCCGGAATCGTTGATCGAGGAGGACCGGGAGCGGACCTGGACGAAGGACAACCCCTGCCCAGCGAGCACGGCATGGCTCTGGACGTGGCAGGCGCTGCGGTACGGGCGCCCGATGAGCGTCCGCGTCCTGATGTCCTATTCCGGGTGGGGTAGCACCAGGGCCAGGCGCCTGCTGGCGAAGGTCATGGAGGCCCGCAATCTGGCAGGAGAATCGACAGCCGACACGCTTTCGATGCGCCTCCAACACGGTTCCGACACACCTGTAACACACCCGACAGGCATTGAACCTACAGAATCCGAGCCTGCCAACACGGCTCCAACACGGCATCGCGCGCGCGCGATCAAGAGACTTGAGACAGAGACAGAGATCACCCCCCCTCCCCCCTCCGGGGGGCAGGCGGCTGGCGCCGCCAGTGCGAGTGAGCAGCCGGACGCCGCAGGGGCAGAGGTACGGGGCCTTTGGGCCCCTACCACCTCCTCCAGAAGTGATGCAGCCCTCTCCACGAGCAACGAAGGAGGCGAAGCAGATGATCGACAGCAGCACGAGAAGCCGAGAATCAACGGCGCCGGTGAGGCCACCAGCGACACCGAGCACCCGGACGGAGAGCGACGACCTCGGCGACGACGGCTACCGGGAGCAGTGGCAGGCGTGGAGCGCGCTCAACGGTCGGTGGGTGCCGACGGACAGGCCGGATCTCCACCAGCGTCGCCGCCTCGTCAGGCAGCGGTGGTCGGCCAGGTTGCGCTGTTTCGTGACGGTCAAGGTGCTGCGGCAGGAGGGACCGGCGCCGAGGCTGGGTCCGCTGGAGACGGAGCCGATGGAGGAGCCGACGCCGTAGGCGTGGCATGGGCAGCACTTCAAGGCGCCCTTGGGACCGCCTGGACGCTCCGCGCCCCGTGGCCGAAATGGCTCAAGGCCGGCGCGAAGGAGATGGGAGGGTGGGGCGCGTGGCTCGAAATCGCGGAGTGGGTCAAGTCCGCGGACGAATACCACGCGAGGACACTACGGGAACGGCGAGATCCCGTTACACTCATGCGGGCTGAAAACCGTGCCTGCTATCTGGAGAAAGCCCGCGCCTGGAAAGCCGCGGGACGACCATCCGAGACTATCCCCAATGGCCGGAAGCAGTCGCACGTCAACGGCTACAAGCTCCTGCCGGATGCAGCCTTCGCCCATGTCATCCGGCTGGTGGAGGAGGTAGGCGTCAGGCGCCTTGAACGCTACCACGACGACGACCTGACCCACAAGGCCCTGCGCCTCGCGGTGAGGGCGTCGGGTGGAATCGAGGCCATCGGCCAGGCCGACCCGTTCCGACTGCGCGAGATCGGGCGCGGGTTCCAAGCGGCCTACATCGGAGCGTGGGAGCAGGTTCACGCCAACGCTTGAACAGGAGAGATCACAAGTGACGAGAGAAAACATCACACCGATGGCATTGGAATCAGAACGTGCCGTGCTGGGTACGGCCATGCTCTCCCCGCAGTGCTGGACCGACATCCGGGATGGGGTGAAGGCAGAGGACTTCTCGCGCCAGCTTCACCGTGACCTGTTCGCGCTGCTGTCCCGCCTCAACGAGAAGGAGCCGGCGGCGGACGCGCTGGTGGTCATGGAGGAGTGGACCCGCCTTGGGATGCCGGACGAAAACCTCGACTACATCTCCAGGCTTGCGGATGCTGGGGACCCCTACGCGCTGCCTCGCTACCTCGGGGCGGTTGTGGAGGCATCCTGCCGACGCAGGATGCTCGAAGCTGGGCTCAAGCTACAGCAGGCGGCACGCGAGGCAGACGACGTGCAAGAGGCCCTTGCCGACGGCGAGAAGGCGTTGCAAGCCCTGGCTGGTTCGGTGGCGCCCGACGTGTGGGTGAGCCAGCGCGACCTCATGGAGCGCCAGTGGCGGGAGTACGGGGCGAGGGGCGAGGCTGCGAGCCGTGGAGATCCGACCGGGCTTGCGAGCGGGTTCTACGAACTCGACCGCATCACGGGTGGCATGCGCCCCGGGGAGTTGATCATCGTCGCGGCCCGGCCTGGGATGGGCAAGACGGCGCTGGCGTTGAACATCGCGACCAGGACCGCGAAGCGGGCCCCAGTCGCCATCTACTCCAAGGAGATGCCGATGGGAGCCTGCTTCGACCGCTGCATGGCGGCCGAGGCGCAGTTGCAGGCCGAACTCATCCGGGATGGGATTCCAGGGAGAGACGTGCAGCGATGGCAACGGCTGACCGACGCCGCGGAGCGCATCGGAGACCTGCCGATCTGGTGGGCCGACGTGGCGCTCAAGGTCTCGGCGCTGCGCTCGCTCGCGCGCAGGCTCAGGGCCCGCGTCCCCGGGCTCGGCCTGCTGGTCATCGACTACCTGCAACTGCTGGACCCCGAGCCAGAGGACCGCAAGCAGATGCGGGAGGTCCAGGTCGCCACAATGAGCCGCGGGCTCAAGGCGCTGGCGAAGGAACTCGGCATCCCGGTCCTCTGCCTCGCACAGCTCAACCGCAGCGTGGAGCAGCGGGCCGACAGGCGGCCGAACATGTCGGATCTGCGCGAGTCGGGCGCCATCGAACAGGACGCCGACCAGGTCCTGTTCATCTACCGCGAGGACTACTACAAGCCGGACAGCCAGCGGAAGGGGATCGCCGAGATCATCGTCGCGAAGAACCGCAGCGGCCGGATGGGTACCGCGGAGCTTGTCTGGAAGCCGGACTACCAGGCGTTCCTTTCGCTCGACAGGAGGGATGGGTACTAACTTTTTTCTCCCCGTGTGCATTTTTCTCTTGTCATTCACGCGGCGCGAATATAAGATAGAAGTATCAGCAGGAGAGAACATGAGCCCAGAACGGAAAACCACCCTTCGTACCGCCGCACACAACCACGGGTATGAGAAAGGTCGCCGGGGCATCGGCTGGAACGCCCGTCGGCGCGACATCTCCCTCTGCCGAAGCCTGTTCATCTCCTGGGTGAGCGGCTTCTCCTACATCGACGAGGACGACCGCGAAGACCTCTGGGATGAATGGCTTCACGGGCACATGGATGGTGGGTATGAGGCGAAGTTGCGCGAGCAGGAGGCTGGGCATCTCGCCTGGGATGCGTGACCGCAACGCTGGCCCCCAACCCTCCACCTGCGCGCGGCGGGGGCTGCACACCGGCGAGGTGCCGGCGACCAACGGAGGGAAGGCTCGGGAGGACCGGGCCGACGACAGCCGGCATGGAGCCTGCGAAGGAGCGAAGATGAGCACGATCCTGGTCACCTACTACCTCTCCCAGAAGGGCCAGAAGGCCGCCATGCTCGCGGGGCAGAACGCCGCCGACACGCAGCGGGTCGCCGTGGAGGCCACCGCCGAACTTCTGGCGCTCGATTCCGTGGTGGTGAGCGCGGACGGCAAGGCCACCGCCCGCATCCCGACGTGGTTCGCCAGCGTCAGCGGTCCCTGCCGGCACGGGGAGGTCTGGTCCCGCGCGTTCGACGCGCCCCTGACCCCCGAGGAGGCTGCCTCCACGCTCCTCGGCGAGAAGGCATGGGCCGAGGAGCAGAGCAAGCCGCTCATGGAGGAGCGGAGGCAGGCCATGGCGGAGCGGGCCGCCGAGGAGCACCGCCGCGCCGCCGCGTGGCTGGACACGCTGCCAGCCCACTGCCTTGAAATCCCCGAGGTCGCGGCCGTGGCCTCCGAGGTGGAGACGCCGACCATGGACGCCCGCGCGACGATCTGGCTCCTGGACGCCGCGAAGCAGACCGTCATCGCGGACGGCAAGCGCCGCGCCGAGCAGGAGGAGGCCGAGTGGGTCTCCAGGTGGGGCTCCGACCGGCTGCGCCTGTGCCGCCGTCTCGGGATCGAGCACGGGGCCATCCTGCGAGACGAACGGTACGCCTGGGCGACCGCCGAGTTGCTGCGGGAGGTCGGCGACTACTACGAGGCCCACGGCTGGGTCCGCGACCTGGACTCGCTGCTCCCGGATGATCAGGGCGTGGACGAGGTCTGCGACCCTCGCAACCCGCCGATGGGGGCCCTGGAGGCGCTGCGGGATGCTCGCTACCTGCGGGAGGACATCCAACTCCGCTACGTCCTGCCCTTCTGGCGCGAGGTGGACACCGAGGAGGATGACGCCGAGGCCGAGAAGCCCGCGGGCGTCTACGTCCTGGCCTACTCGTGCAAGCTCGGGACGATCTACCGGGCGGCAAAGCCCCTGCCGCCCAAGGCGTAGCATTCCATCCCCCATGAACGCAACGGCCCCCATCACGGGGGCCGTCCTGCGTTTCAGGTCGCGGTCAGGGATCGGTGGTCCTGATGACGATCTCGCAGCCTGGAAGCTCCCCCTCGCGACACCACGCCTTGACGACGCGCAGGCTCCAGACCTGGGAGTCGTCGCGCCACGCCCCGGCGCGGGTGCAGGCGTCCTTGATCGCCTTGACGACGTTGTCGGCGTCGGGCTTCTGGATGTGGAAGGCCGGGGCGGAGGGCTTGAGGCGGTCGGAGTTCTTCCCGCTCCCAAAATGGGAAGCCGGGCGCTGGAACAGCAGGGACACGCCCAGCTCGACGGGACCGTCGATGCGGGCTTGCGGGCCGTGCTCCCTGACTGCCGCCATGACCGCAGCCTTGAAGGCGTGGACGGTGTGGTCGCTCGGGAGCCAGGCGCGTGGTCGGCCGCCGGAGATCCCGGCGCTGACCCGGTGCCGAGGCTGGGCCACAGGAAGCCCAGGAACGAAGAACACCCACTTGAGGCTATCCCCCATGGGCGGAACCGACGTGGACGGTGGGGCCCGCGGACTCGCCCCGCGGCTGGACCGGGTAGCCGTGCAGGCGCAGGCCAGCCTCGAACTCGTCACCGCGGACACCGACGATCTCGGCCCAGGCGGCGAAGCGACCGGCTGGAACACCACGGTTGAGCCAGGAGGCGTATGTGGAAGCCGTGACGCCGAGGGCCTGCGCTGCCTCCTTTCGGCGGAGCGGAGAGCGGGCGTGGCAC